TTTTGTTATTAGTAAGGACATAGTGCGTCATGAGACAGAAACCACTCTTTCATCGTCAAGTTGTTTAATACCATAAAGTACGTCAGCATTAACCCTTGTACCTCTAACACCATCAACACCTAGGTTAAACATTTCAATGTTTAATCTATCCTGAACAGCGAGAGTCAAGAACGAAGGGTGAAAGAAGTAAGATGTTGTGCTAACCACATTAGTCATTTTTGGCATAAAACCAGCAATTGGTGTTGGTATAGAACCACTTGTTAGTGGTGAGCCCGCGGGAATATAATCCCTACTGACAAAGCCCGTCACATTAAACAGGTCATTCCAAGCGGCTGCCCCAAGTACACATACTCTACCCTCTTCCATTACATTCTGAGTATCAAGAAGTTCTTTAGCTTCTAGGATATCAGCAAGTGCAAGTGTTGTACCTGAATCGTAAGATATCTGATGATCAGGGCTAGATGCACTTGGTACAATCTTAGAAATGATGTCAGCTTGCATTTTCTTCATGATTGAGAAAATCATTTTGTCTCTTAGTTGGTCCATGAAAGCTAGAGACTGAAGCTGTGATTTTTTAGTTACTATAGCATCTTTGTATGCTCTAGTGTCGATAGATAGCTGTTGTCCTGTTACAGTAACAGCTTCTGCATTACCTTTAGCTCCTTCAGCAAGTACTGTTGCTTGATCGAACTCAGGTAGTGTTGAGATATTAACAATATCTCCTAATGCTTGGATTTCCCCTTCATAGCTTTTGTCAACTGAATCGATGAATGGGAGCCTGTCAAGTAGTACATCATAAAATCTGGAACTCCAAATTTCAGGTACTATGGCAGCAGTTTCTGTTGCTGCGGTCATAATCTGGTCACTCATAATTAACTCCTAAATAAAATTTTTATTCATCGTAGCCAATCACTCGATAACCATATATAATTGTATTTTACAATATTGCCTATTTTATATCAATATTTATTTTCTACCAAGCTTTTTCATCATTATCTCATTATATTTCTTAGGGTCTTCTTTTTGAAGTTTAACAATCTCTGCTGCTGTCATTTCTTTGACAGGTGTTTCACCAGGTGTACCATTATTAATAGTTGGGGCCCCTGCTTTCTTAAACCAGTGCGGTTTACGTGCCTTTAGATCTTCAACAAAGTTACTAGCACCATGTATATTTATGTTACCCTTATCAGTAGTTTCAACCTCTACAATACTTGTATCTAACATATCAAGGTCATCTACTGCTGTATCAAGTATGCCAGCTTTTAAAGCCTCTTCCTTAATAGCTGATGTTTTGAAGTTATTAAACACTGTTGTTGATAGGTCCTGGTTTTTCTTCTCTGCGGCTTCACGTTTTTGCCTTTCGTTTTCCCAAAGCTGTTTATAGTTTTCCTTCTCTTGCAACTGTGCTGTCTGAGTAGCTTCTAACTGTTTAGCTAGTTCAGCTTTTTCTTGCTCTAGTGCTGATAGCTTCTGTTTGTAAAACGCGGAGCCTGACGTCTTTTTTTCTGGCTCAGGTTCTGGTGTCTGTTCTGGTTCAACTACTACTTCTGGTTCTTGTACTTGTTCACTCATCTTATAATCTCCTTAGTTTAATCACTACTTTTTTAAGTGTCTCCCTTTCGAGAAACTCCTTTGCCCTTCTTATAACTGATGGCTTCCACTTCTCATTACCAAACGGTGCTACTTTTCTAATAGCATCACGTTTACCACTAGGACCCTCAGTGCTATGTATTTTAGCAAGTTTACTTGTAAAGTAAATAGTAAAACCTCTTAAATTAAACCTCGCAGCAATACTTTTTAACATACGGCCTGACAACTTCATGTTAACAGGTCTTAGTCTTTTACCTTTAAATTTCTCATAATCTTCTGACATTGGATTTATTTGAAAAGGCTTACCAGTAGGAGTAGCCCTCCAAGCCTTCTCGCCCCTTATTGCTGATTTATAATTATCTGAATAATCAACAAACCTTTTATTACCCTTAACTGGTGAGTTACCACGCTCTATAGTTTTAACAATGTCTTCTTTCATAAGGTCAGCAGCTTGCTTAAACTTGCTACGCATCTCTAAAGGTACTGTTAGCTCAATCTTGCGCAACTCTTCTTGCATGTTTTTGATGTCTTTGTAATCAATCTTGATCATCTTGATAATCCTCGACACCTTCTTGAGCTATTGTTTTTAATTCAGTAATAATCTCTTTACTAAACTTTTGGCCCTTACGTGGAATAAATTGGCGTTCTGGGGTTTTAGACTTGTTAGCTGTTTGATTCCATTTATTATGGTTTTGGCTTTTTAATAAATTTGTTAAGCCAGCGTCTTTAAATAGCCCAACCTCAACACCATCTCTATACGTTTTAAACTTTAAAGCATCTAACATCTTACCAGTTAATTCTAAGTTTGGCACTCCAGGTGCTATTTTCTCTTTAATCTTTTTATACTCAGGTGATAAATTTTGCTTCCATTTACCATCCTGTACAGATGTGCGTTGTTCAGAACAATTTTCTAATATAAGATCTACAAGCATTTCACCAACATCATTTTTAATGACATCTTTTTCAGCCTTATTTAACCCATCTAAATCAGCCTTATCTACAAGCTGGTCTAATCTAAGCTTATATGTCGTTTTCGATGCTGTCTTCTTTGCCATCCTCTTCACTTTCTACAGGCTGCCCAAACTGCTTTAACCTCTCTGAAGCTTCTTTTAAATTCTGCTCCATTATACCACGTAACTTTTCTTTAGCCTCATCATCTGTTAAGTCAGGATTATCACGCTTTAAAGCATCTAGCATACTGTCTAACCGTAGCTCTAAACGCTTCTCGATAACCTCTAACTTTTCCTTCTCTGTCATAAATGGCTGTGCATCTTTAAACTTAACCCTTACTTTAGTTTCAGCAGATACCTTATCAAGCTCTTTTAAGTCATCGTCTAATAATTGACGCTCCTTATAAAGATCTAACCATTTAAAGATAATATTAAATATAGTAGGCTCACCATCTCTATACATTTCTCTCTGGTCTTCAATGTCCGCAGTATTTTGCGATTGCTTAACCATCTCATGTATGCCAGATACTGACATTGTAGCGTCAGCACTATCTGGGGATAGTTTATTAGTTAGTAAGGTATATGTTAGGTATTCTTTTATCATTGCTAGGTGCGCTTCAATAGGTGGGTTAGATGTAGCAAATCCCATTTGTGGTGTAGGATCACCATCTTCCATCTCTACAGATACAAAAGCAGATGCACCAACCTTCATGTTTTTAGGTACACCTTTACCAAACATATAACCAATACCCATACCCTGATACTTAGCAATATAGAATAGGTCTGTTAAAAGTAGGTTTAGTAGTATGCCAGCATCTACAATATCGTCACCACCTTTAGCCCAAAACTGACCGTCCTGGTCCTGTGAGAAGTTATGGAACGGCATACAACCAATTGGGTTAGCAAGATCATCTTCTTGTCTACCAGGAATGATTTGACCCTTTTCGTTAGTAGTAAAGTGATATTTGTTAGACCACCAGATAAACTCTCTTTTGTTAGCGCCCTTGTCATCAGGATTATCTGCTATCTTTTGATCTATCCCATCACCATTGCTTGTATTGTAAGGCTTTGGTGCTTCTCTATTACCAGCCTGATTTGGTAGTGCTGCCTTTGGTGTTCTAGCTGGTACATAATTACTAAAGATAAAACACCTTGCTATCTCAGGATTAGTACCATCCTCAATAGCATCATATAAGTATGGTTGGTACACTCTCATCATAAGCTTATATTTACCAAGGTTTACTGGGTTTTCGTAAGGGAGTACACCAACCAAAGCGTTTTTAAATAACTCAGCATAAGCGTTAGTCTTTTTCATCTTAGAGTTAACGTCAAGCATGTCTGCAATCTGGTCAATTACTTCCTGATCACCGTCAACAGCTTCGCGTGTTACGCCGTCTTTATAAACCATAGATTTTTTCTCTACAATTTCACGTGTAAAAGATACATTGGCGGTCCTGTTAATAGCCTCTTCAACAGCTTTCTTATCAGTACTCTCTTCATTAAGCATCTTTAAAACATATGGTTTGGTCCTGTCCTTATACACCTCATAACGCTTTTTAGCCTCTGCTTTACGTTCAAGGTTTTCATTACCGTCTATCTCTTCAATGACTTGTTTTCTAAAGTTTTCGTCAAGTAATTGATCTTCGTTAAATAAGCGCATTTTCTACCCTCCGCTTTGCTATTTCATAATATTTTTTA